CTTCACAACCTGCTCCAAATGGTTCCAGAATCGACGACAAGCTGATAACTGTGCGTCTGCCTCGAACTGGTCGAAGTCAACCCAATGTTCCTCCCAGTTCCATCCTGCGACCGCTACGACCACCGCCTGGCTAATTCCGAACACTGTCATGTAATGGAAGACCTGTGCCCGGTACGCCGGAGGCACCTGCGACCAAGGATTCCTAGACGTTTTTACCTCCACCACAACCCACTCCCCCGTTTCCCGATGCCTTGCAAGCGCATCCGGGTTTGCCAACATAAAAGAATGTTTCGGGTGACGGTATGTTCCCGCCGTGAAAATTTCAAAACTCTGGATGTTCCGCAGCCCACATTCTCAAAATAGGTTCCTCGAAAGCGTTACCAAAACGGACCGCCCAGTTGTCGACAGGTGGGTCAGCTATTTGCCCTGTGCGTTTTGCCCACAAACCGAACGCAGACTCCCAAGGGTTTAAGCCGAGAATGGTTCCCACATCCGAGCCACCTATACCGGTGCGACGCAACCCGTGCCATTCGTTTGTGCCCGCCCGATAATTTCCAAGAAAAAGTGCGCCTCTGAACTCTGCGCCGTCAACTGTTTCGAAAGGTTGTGTGTGTGTCATAGGCTTGAGTGTATGAGCAACGACCGACAAAAGTCTTTCAACAAACTGAACGAAGCGATTAACAAGTCCGGGCCGGTGCCATGCGAGGCTTTGCCTGAAGTGTTTTTCCCTGAAGACTTTTTGACCAAAGACATGAAAGAGCAGGCCGCACAAATGGCTCAAAAACTGTGCGCGACCTGCCCTGTTCGTTTTGAATGTTTTGAATATGCGATTGTGGCAAAGGAACGTTTTGGTGTGTGGGGTGGCACTCTACCCTCGGAGCGTTAGCCGTCTTCTTGTTGGCTGCCAAGAACCACAACATATGTGGAGTCCGATTCAAAGCGTGACGTCAAATGCTCGACAAGCTTTCGTGCCTGCACCCTTGTCAAAGTAAGGGTGCCCGGTTCCCCAATTTGCCACACATCATTGCGCAAAGTGACGTGAATGTCGCGCCCGTCGTCCATTAAATCCATCATTTTGTTTCCTCCATAGTCATCGTAATAATGCGTTGTTGTTCTTCCTTGACCCCGGCGAGGTAGCCATCTAGGTACCCTCGCTTGTAGGCTTCCTGCCCAACTACCAACTCAGAGTTTATAGTTGGTTTGCAGCAGTCGAAGTCTCGCTCACTCATTGTGTCCCCTTTTTCCGCCTATCGGCTGTCGTCCCCAACATCGGCGAAGCAAAGCTCATAACCCTCATCATGCGCCTCCTTCCTCACAAAGTGAAGCCACTCATCAAACTCTGCCCCGTAGTCTGTAGGCGGCCCGACACCCCTCTCCAGCCACAGGTCAACAAACATTTCCCGCACCTCATCAGTTGTTAGCCGTTCACTCATTGTAGTCCCCTTTCCTTTGTCCACTGTAGGCTACCCCCTATCCCGCTATATGCCTAATCAAAGCAGCTCAATGCTCCCGCGGAACGGTTCACCCTTTACCAACTCGAAACAAGTAATCGCTGTACTACTATCGCCCCCTCCGCGGATCCTAGAAAACCAGTCGCTCCCGTTGTCCGACGTCGCACACTGCACCCACCAACGACCCAAGCCCGACCCCGACACTTCCTCCACCCGACTGTGATGAAAATGGCCAGACACCAACAACGTCGCTGCCGCCAAATACGAATCCCGGAAACTAGCCTTCGACCAAAACGCGGTGACACCATCCGGGCGTGACACCTGATGCCCATGGATTGCCCCCAACACATGTTGCCCGTCACCGAACACGTCGAAAGCGAACCCTTCCTCATGCGGTTGAGGTATCAGCCACTCCGTCACCGGCAAACCCACCTCGGTAGCCAGACGACGCAACTGTTGCAAAATCACGATGCCCCAATCATCTACGCCCGGCTTCCCCACCTGCGCCTTACTCACACGAAACTGGCAATGGTTCGACGCGACCGACCCGAACGTGACCGGCGCATACCTACACGCCAGCTTGATTAAGTCCCAGAGCAACGCCGCCGCAAGATCAACCTGCTGCATCGGTGACAGCGTGTTCGACTGTAGCTGCTCCATGTCAGCCTTCGACGACACCCCCTCGATGACGTCCCCAATATCAAGAATGACAATGTGCGCATATTTTCCCGTCTTCAGCCTTGCCTCGATGCGCTCATAGCTTGCATGGATCCTTTGTATCGACTCCTCATGTCCACCCTTTGAGGCACCCTTACCTATCTGGAAGTCTGCCGGACAGATTACGAACACGCGATCAGTAGCAACCGGCTTGGGTGGCTTTACCCGTGTTCGCTTAGCCTGCGCATACAAAGTTGGCAGGTCGAAGTCCGTCACCTTCTTACGGAAATGGAACCGGAACGCGGTCAGCCATTGACCATCCCAGCGTTGCCATTGTGATGTGCGTGGTGTCCCAACAATTTCGTACTCGTCAGGACTGTACCCGCGCTCCTCTAGGAACTCGTCAAAGTTTGGTGCCTCTGGTAGCCCCTCCGTCGTCGCGGTGCCCTCGTTGCCGTCGAACTGTAGCCCGGCCCGAAAGTCCTTTGGAGCCTCAATCTTCTTTGCGGGCTCCAGGTCGTCGAGCATCAGCTAGCATCCTTACCGTCACTTTTCGTAGAGTCCCGAGGAATCTCTCGTAAAACGGAAAGCTCCATCAGGGCCGCCCGTATGACGTTCAGGTTTTGGGCCATCAGGTTAGATCTCTTGACTTCCTTCGAGACGATAGTCCACATAATTATCATCGAGACAGCGATGCAAAGAACGGCCAGCGCACTCAGTAGGTCGAGCATCAGTTACCATCCTTACACCGGCATGACCCTTGCCTATGGTTTCTGATAGGTGTATCCCCAATCGACACACCGCGAGTCTTCAGCACCTTAGACAAACCCCATGCGCTCCACTTTTGCTCATCCGCCAACGCCGCCAACAACACGACAACATCGTCAGAATCAAGCCGGGCAAGAGCGTCGCCCACAGTGCATCGGTAGCCAGTTCTCGCCGGCTCGATGCCTTCCAACATTAGAAGGGTTCCTCATCGCTCATCGCTGAGCCTGGCCACTGATCCATAATGGCAGCCTCTTTCACCTTGCCACCATCGGACACCTTAATTGTCGGCTTGTTTACATGTGCCCGCGCATAGACAACCTCTGCCTCGCCCTCGGGTGTGAACTGCTCCACCTTGACCGAATGGAAACCTTCTACGTTGACAATCTGGCCGACGACGAACTGTTCCTGAGTCCAGACCGTAAACTTTTCTGTTCGCATTGCCCCGTCAGCTTTCGCCTCGGTCGTCTCGCACTTGAACCCGTGGCCTGCCATAAGGCTCGTGATTTTGGCGTTCTCGAAAATGATTCTAGACATGTTTTCCCTTTCAGTTATTTGATGTGATGCTTAGGTGATACACAGTCCGAGTGGTTGCATGTGCGACCGCCCGGCATAACTTCTTCCCCGTCATCGTGTAACGGTGTTACGAGGTCTGGTGCGAACCTGCCATGCCACGGAATACACTTCCCGCGCACAGTGTGGACAGTCAAGACTTTGCCTGCCCGACATGAGGTGCAGAGAATAGTGTCTTTTCTGATGCTCCCAATAGTCCACTCGAAGCCGCACCGTTCGCAAGTAACTCCTGGCATACCATCCGACTTTTCGCCCCCATCCTTTGTTTACAGTTTCCACGGTATCATCTTTGTCAAGTTTTACGCGCTTTTACTGTTTCCTACCGGCATCCAACGAGCGCATCGCAACCTGCATTTGCGCCTCACTAAACACATAGCCCTTCGCCTTAGTCCTCTTAGGCACAGGTTGCACTAGGTCGCCGTTTGCCTCCACACGCGCTAACAGCCTGTCCTTCGACCAATACTTATCGGCCTTTCTCTCAGCCGCCGCTGACGCCAGAAGGGACTCTCTCGACAACGGATGCTCCACCATCAACCCGCAAAGGTCGATTCCTAGTTCGTGCGCCCAGTTCACCACGCCTGATCCTCAAACTCGGTTGTATAAACAAGAAACACTAGATCTCGGATAACCTGCACCGCATACTGGCCCGGCTCATACTGATGCCGCACCCCCCGTAATGTTGTGCGCCTCCGCCACCGTCACAAGATCCGCGGGCGACTCCAGCTTCATCATGACAAAGTTCATGTCGTAATCCTCGAAATGGTAGGCCCGTCTCAAATATTGTTTTGGTGTCTCGTGGGATTGAGGTACGAACGGTTCCCACCACTCCGATACTGCTAACGCCTTGTCGCATTTCTTGCACATAGTTTCCGCCTTTGGCCTTTCGAAAATCTGTTCGAAGTTTTACTATCCCCAGAGTAGCCCCCGAAAGGGCCACCCCGGTTTCTCGCTTAGTGCTCCAGGTAGGCTTCCAGTCCACCGAAGCGGTTGCCAAGCTCAACCT